TGTACTGCGACCGGAAGACTGGCTTCGGCACTGCGACCGAGACACGGTTCTACACGGCTGAGGACTACGAGTATGTGTTGACGGATGATCTCGTCAGCGTCACGACGCTCCAGACAGACGATGATGCGAACGGCACCTACGAGACCACCTGGACTTCTGGCACCGACTATGTGCTGGCTCCGCGCAATGCCGCGCTTGACGGCTTCCCCTACACCGAGATCGATACGAGCGTCACATGGCCGCGCAACTTCCCCAAGGATGTCTATCTCGGCGTGAAGGTGGTCGGCGTGTTCGGCTTCCCATCGGTACCAGCTGCGGTCAAGCAGGCGGAGATCATTCAGGCTGGGGCTGTCTGGAACAGCCGCACCGCACCATTCGGCGTGATCGGATCGGCTGACCTTGGCGGCATCCTCCGCATGAGCCGCGCCCTGCACCCAGAGGCTGCACTCATCCTTGAGCCGTACCGCAAGCGCAACGGCTTGGCGCGATGAACGACCTGACCATCCTTGATGCCCTTGCAACACGCCTGACGGCGGTCACAAAGCCTGCTGGCTACACGCTCCGCAAGGTGTACGCCACGCCACCTGAGTCGCTGCCGGTGGTGCCTGCCATCGTGCTATTCCCAGGCGGCGACCAGATCAGCATCGGCAACGGCAACCGATCAACGGTACTGAGTGTCAATGTGGTTGTGTACCTGCTGCCAATCCCACGGATGGATGACAAGTACCGCGACCTGTATACCTGGCGCGCTTGGCTGCGAACAGCCTTTGACGGAGCTGTGACGATTAGTGGAAATGCCGTTCAGGTCTCTGTGACTGGCACTACACTCGGCACAGATACATACGCCGATCAGGACTACCTGACGGTTCAAGCAGTTGCGGAAGTCACGGTCTTTGACACCGTGGCGTTCACCGCGTAGAGCAAGGAGATCAAGAGATGGCAACCTTCGGCGCAAAGGCTCTGACGCGAATCGCTACTGCGTCGCAGTCTGCTTTCGGCACGGCCGCATCATTCGGCACCGCAACCGGCGAGATCCTGTTCAACGAGACGATTGGCTCGCTCGACTTGGGCGTGACGGTTGATCTTGGGGATACCATTTCAGTTGGCAAGCGCACCGCCATCCAGGGCGGCCTTCCAACGATCACTGGCAAGGCTCCAGTTCTAAGCATTGCTGAGGGTCCTGCATCCCTCCGCACCATGCCACTTATCCTTGACGCAATCGGCGCGAGCACCTCAGGCACGGCTTCGCCGTACACCTGGACTTGGTCGCCAACGCAGGGCGATGTGGACACGCTCGTGTTCTACTCGTTCCTTGTCACCGACGGCGTGCAGAAGTATCTCGTGCGCGACGCAGCTCCGACCGAGATCACCTTCTCGGCAGACGCAAATGGTCTGCTCCAGATGGGCGCAACCTTTGCGGCGACCACGGTCGAGTCATCGGTTTTGGCATTTGCCACCGCGCTTCCAACGCAGCCAATGATGGCTGGTCGCCTCATGAAGCTCAGCACCGACACCAACTTCCCTGACAAGGCTGGCTCAGGCGCAACCGACTTTGCTTCGATCTACAACTTCAACCTGTCGGTAACGACTGGCGTTGGGATGATCACGGCGCTTGACGGCAGCCTCACGGCCGCCACCGCAGCGCTGACTGGCGTACTGGATGCAACGCTGACCTTCACGGTAGCGAGCAATGCAGCAGCCACGACCTCATTCCCAATCAGCGACATCGCCACGCAGAAGTACCTGCGCCTGTACGGCACGACTGCCGATAACTTTGGCGTGTGGATTCTCGGCTCGTGGGAGATTGAGAATATCGTTCCCCTATCGGCAGATAACGAGGGCGTGGTCGTCAATGAAGTGACCTGTCGCCTGGCATACGATGTGACCTCAGGCAAGTCGCTTGAGATCATTGTGGACTCGCCTCTGGCGGTCGCACCGTAAATAGCAGCGCCTAGTGCGCTAGTAGGAGGGTCAATATGGACACGGTAAAGATTGAACTAGACGGCGTGTTTGCCGGTTGGAACATTGAGCTGCGACGCAATGTAAGCGCTCGCATCTTGATCGAACTACAGGGCGACACGGCCGTTCAGTTCGCCGCCTTCGCTAAGTTGGTTGTGAAGCACAACTTCAAGGACATTGACGGCAACGCAACCGATGACATCCTTGATGCTCCAGTGGCTGCTATTACGGCATCAATGGAGAAGTGGGCAACCGCGATCTCAGCACTCCCAAACGCGTAAGGCTGGAAGCCAAGCGGCTGTCAATCGGACAGTCAGTGGTGGTAACCAGCCCAGAGATCATCGCGCACACACTTGGCACCGCCTACGGTGTGCCGCCTTGGGAGATACTGAAGACCGCAACCGCTGAAGACCTCATGACCTATTGGGGTCTGTATTGCGAGATTCAACCAAGGAGCAAGTAAGTGGCTAAGGCTGCCGTAGAGATCGAACTCCAGGGCAATGTTCGCGCTGAGGCTGAAGCGCTTCAGAAGGCATTCCTCAACTCTCTCGGATGGAAGGGTGTTCGCAAGCTCGAACAGTTCGCCACGGTCAACGCTGCTCGCGCCCTTGCTAAGCCGGTACGAGAGAAGGCTCCCACAGATCTCGGCGGACTTGCTAAGAGCGTGCGCGGCCGTCGCTCGCGCATCACTCGACCAGGGGCAATCGTCGGTCCAGTGGCCGGCAAGAAGTACGCCTGGTACGCGTGGTTTGTCGTGAAGGGCACCAAGCCACACACCATCCCTAGGGTGACCGCCTCCAACCTGTTCTCCGATCGCAAGTTTATTGAGCACCCTGGAACTCGTGGCAACAACTTCGTCATTGAGGCAGTAGAGGCTAATATTCAACTAGCCAAGGACGCGATGTCTAAGACCATCGTGCTCTTGCTCAACGATGAGGCGATGCGCGCCAAGGTACTCGGTCTAGAGATTGAGTATGCCAACGGCACGGCAACCAAGTTCCAAACAGAGAGCGCTCTTCGCCAATGGAACAAGCCGGACTTTGTCGGACCGCTCACGCCACTCCAGGCTGAAGGCAAGCGCCGCGTAGAAGCCAACGACAAGATCAAGCGGATTGCCGCATCGGCACGAAACCAGCGGCTCAGGCAAGATGCAGCGGTATTCGGCATCCGACCGAATATGTCTAACCTTCGCACAGGCTAGGAGTAAGCAATGGCTAATGTCACAGTCAACGCAACGATTAGCGCTCGTGATGCCGCGTCTAAAAACATCAAGACGGTCAACAAGGCGCTCGGCAACCTTGGCAAGACCGCAGGGCAGATCGGTAATGACTTCAGGAAGGTAGCGCTGGGCATTGCTGGCGTAGCCGCAGGCATTGGCGCGTTTACTGTCTCTGCAATCAAGGCGGCCGCTGAGGATCAGCAGGCTACAGCCAAGCTGACCGCGGCGCTGAAGGCGCGTGGCTTTGCTACTGACGAGGTTCGACTAGCTGTAGAAAAGCAAATCCTTGCTGGGCAAAAACTCGCCTTTACCGACGATGAGGTCAGGGCATCCGTTGAGGCCAGCACGCGCTTTACCAAAGATTACGCGGTCGCACAGCAGATGCAGACCGTTGCAATGGATCTGGCGCGCTCTACTGGTATGACACTCGCTGACGCGACAATCGCAGTGGGTAGGGCATATACAGGCACAGGCGGCAGGGTGCTAAAGGCACTCGGTATTACCCAGAAGGGAATCAAAGGGCAAGAGGTACTGACCGCAATTCTTGGCAAGACCGCCGGCACGGCTTCGGCCTACGCAGATACTGTTGAGGGGTCGTTTTCAGTCTTGTCGATTGGTGCTGGTGAACTCAAGGAACAAATCGGCGACGCATTCCTTCCAGCAGTAACTAAGTTGTTCAGGGCGCTTGCTCCGTATATGGAGAAGTTTGGCAACACCATCAAGGCATACACGCCACAGATTCAGAAATTTGCCGATGTCATTGTCAACAAAGTCATTGAGAACCTGCCACGCCTGTTCCGCGAATTCCAGCGACTAGTGCCTAGGGCGCTAAAAACCATTAGCGAGTTTGCAGAATCAATTGGCGGCATCGGCAAAGAGGCTGACGGATTGCTCGGACCAGGTGGGTCGATCACTGTGCTGGTTACCGCCATCGGCGCTGCCTTCGGTGGACTCAAGGGTGCAATTGCCGCCAACCTAATCAAGGGCGGTATGGACCCATTCACAGCGCTGGTTGTTGCCAACATTGCCGCGCAGGTTCCTGCCGCACTTGCAAGCGCATTGATTAGCGGCGTTGTGACTAAGGCAGTCGCTGCATTCGGCACATCTGTTGCGGCGAGCAGCGCGGCTGGCGCAGCGGCCGCTGCCGCTGCAAGCGCTGCCGCTGGCGGTGCTGCCGCTACCGCAGCAGGAGCCGCAGGAACCGCCGCTGCTGCTGGCGGCGCGGCTGCTGTGGGCGGTGTCAGTGCAGCTACCGTTGCTGGTGCTGTTGCATTGCCATTCGCATTAGCCGCTGGTCTCAAGGCACTCGGCGTTACGCAGATTGCTCAGTCAGGATTGACACCAGCGATGATTGCTGCCGCTCAGGCAGGAACGACCAACAACATCTTCATCGGCACAGGCAAGGTGGACACCGTCGTGACCGACTCGATCAACCGAACAGGAACATTCAAGCGAGGCCGCTAAATGGCAAACCCATTCAGCCTGATCGTCGCTGGCGTTGATAACACCACCGTCTCTGGTGCAGGTAGGACAGGAACGCTTGCCGCCATTGACTTC